ATCTTTCAGAAACTCTTTTAGTCATAGTTTTAAGATTAATACCTTGTATCATACCATTAACTATTTCTTGCTTAACTGTTTGTGCTAGTTTATCTGTATTGCTCCAAAGTCTCTGAGAAAAATTGGCACCACTCCAAGGTTTATCTAAAACTGTTTTTATTTTATCTCTACTGACAATAGGATTAATACCCAAGTCTTTAGTTACTTCTATAAAAGTATCTCCATAAACTGATGTTAAAGTATTCTTAGCATTATCCTCAACTCCAAATATCAACTTGGTAAGCTCCATATCAATTTGAGTTTTAAGACTATCTAATCTATTTATACGACTTTTAGCAGATAATGTTTCAATTTCTAAATATAATTTTTGTGCTTGTAAAGGTGCATTCTTTAAAAGTTTGTTATATTCTTTCATATAATCATGTAAATCTTTTTTCCAAACTTTGTAATCATCACCTTTTAAATGTTTCAAAGCTTCATTATAATTTAGAATATTATCATTCATATAAGTTGTAGTTATTCTGCTAATTTCTTTAATTATATCCTGTTTAGCTTTTGAAAGTGCTATTTGATACTCTTTTTCAACATCTTGTATTGTAGTAAATGCCTTAGCTTCTCTTTTAATTTGTCTTTCTTCCCAATAATCTCTATTCTTTTGAGTCATTTACATCAACTCTAATCGGAGTATTCATATCTTTCATAACATTAATATCTTCTTCAGCTTTTATTTTTTCTAACTCTCCTTTTGCATCTTCTATAAATGGCAATGTAGATAAAATAGTTTCATGGGATACTATTCCTTGTAATTTTTGAGCTGTATCAGCTGATTCAACTAAATTTTTTGGAACATTTCTAGTAAACACTTTTTGAATATCAGTAGATTTTATTTTTAAATTATGAAAATCTATCATAAGTTGCAATCTTTGATTAATTGCCTTTTTAAAATACATTTCCTTTTGTGCTGCTAGTTGTTCCAAAGCTAATAATTTATATCCTAAAGCAACTCCCGAGCTATTTCCACTAAACTCTTTGTCTTGCATGTCTGGTATCATAGAAAATTTATGAATATCTTGATTTAATCTATTTTTGTTATTTTGAGCATAGCTGTCATTAACTTGCTTAACAAGCCACTTAGCATCACCTTGCTCATTAATAAGCATAACCTTATTTTTATTCATTCTTTCTATTTCTTCATCAGTAGTTCCACCCATATTAACCAAAACTAAGTATGCATCTGTAAAATCTTTCATGTCGTCAATAGCAGTTGAAGTTGCTTCATTATATCCATCTATCAAAGAAATTACATTTTTAAAATCTCCATTACCCCTTTTATTGTTTAAGAACTCAATAACTGGGACTTGTTTAAATCCATGTAGTTTAGTTTCTCCTGTTACAGTTGGAACTTCTTTTTTATCTGTGTCAGATAAAAATTTATAAGTAGTAACTCTTGTACTATCATAAACTTCTAATGTATAAACCCATTTATCTTCTTTATTTTTGGTTTTATCCCATCTTACAGCAGCAGTTATATCTTTCTTTACTGTGTTATCTCTTAAAATAAAACAATCTCTAGGATCCACAACTACATTTCCAATAGTATTATCTACATTTTTATACCAAAGTTCATAAGATTTTCCAAACACGCTTAAATTTGAAGCATGTTCAAAGTTTTCTTGTTGCTCTTCTTCTGTTGCCAAATATTCAGATAGTTTTTCAAAATCTTTTTTTAATTTATCATCTTGTAAAGCATAAGCAATAGGCTTTCCTAGAAAATATGCTGTTGCAATAGTTGTAATATACTCAGGATAATTATTAATTAACTTAGTATCTTTTTTCTTATCACTTCTATCTTTCTTATTTAAAATATTATGTTTTCCACTATAATAATCTTCCATTTTTTGTAATTCTGGCAATTCATTTTTTATAAATGCCTCCAGTGCTTCTTTTAAATCTTCTACAGTCATTAATCCTCCTCTCTTATCTTATCTTATTCCTAAAACATTTCTATCTATTGTTCTCATTTCGTTTCTATTTATTGTTTTCTCAGCAACACCAGTTAAAGCATCTGGAGCATCATCATGCTTGTTTTTTCCTTCTTTTTGATAAGAAATAATATCTTTTGCAAATTCACTCCATTTATTTTTCCAATCTATAGGCATATAGATATTATTATTTACCCAAGCACTATTTGATAATATTCTTGCTATTTTATTTCCAGATTGATGGAACCATTTAACAACTGTCTTATAGTTTCCTTTATCTCTTGTAATTCTTTCAATGTTTCTTGCAAATGCTCTACCACCATTATTGCTTTCTATATCTGCAACATTCACATTAAACTTTTTATATGCTTCTGCAACAAGTGGCTCAGTTATTTCCATAGCTTCTTTGGTATAGATAACATCTAGTATATAAGCACTATCTTTGCAATCTGCATAAATGATATTACATAAAAAATCATCTCCAGTGTCTGCTGTATCACAATAGGCAGATATTTTAATAATTTTTTCTTTTGGTAAATCTACATAAGTTTTAAATTCACTGTACAACCTACCCTTAATATCTATTGGCTCTTGCTGGTAGTTGGCATATACAATTTCTTTTGCCATATTCTTAGTTTTAAACTCAAAGTCCTCTAATGATAATGTTCCTTCATCTAAAGGTGTCCCATCATCATTGATAGCTTTATAATTTATATGAACCACATCATCATAATTAGATAAAATAAAACCAGCTAGGTCATTATTTGCCCACCTGGTCATTATGATTATTAATTTAAAACCTTTTTCTGTTCTTGATAACATAGTATTAGTAAACCAATCTATATGCTTTTCAAGGACATTAGAGTTATATGCTTCCTCAGAGTTTTTTATTAAGTCATCTATAACTATTAAATCTGCTCCAAATCCTGTTGCAGTTCCTGTTGGAGATGTAGCCAAATAATTTGCAACTTGACTTCCTTCCAAAGCCCACTTGTTCATTGATGCTTCTCCATACTTTATTTTAGTATCAGGAAATATATCTCTATAAACTGTTACCCCTTGAGTCTGTTCTGTTGCTATCATATCTCTTACTTGCTTAGCAAATGTAGAAGAAAGAGTTTCATTATATGATCCAGTCATAATTTTTAACTTATTATTTCTTCCTAACAACCATTGAACAAATAAGGTTGCTGTGTAAGATTTACCGAATCAGAGTCGAGGGGGCATATTAATAACTAATATTTTTTTATTAGAATCAATAAAACTTTGTAACTGATTACATAAATCTTTTAAATATTCTTTTTTATCATTGTAAAAGTCTTTTTTTCCTAGTAATTTACAATAATACCAAAAATCTCTCCTAGCTAATTCTTTTTTAGCTTCTAATTTTATTAATTCTTTATCATACACCCCCACAACACCTCCTTTAATCTTTTATTATTTCTTTTAATTCATCAGTTGTAAGATTAGAAAATGGATTAGAGTTTATATTTCCATTTACCTCAACCTTTTGAGTATACTCTCCATCCATTTTATTTAATATATCTAATGCTTTCAATCTATCAGTATCTTTAACAGCTGCATCTTTTATCATTGATGTTAAGAATTCCCTTCTTTCTATAGCTGTCATAATCCTATTGCCTTTTGCTTTTTCTTGCAATTCTTCAATATATTTCTTTATGTTGGCTTTTGTTAAGTTTTCACTTCCAATAAACCTAGCATTCTTTTCTTTATATCCAGCTTTTATGGCAGCATCAGTAGCATTTCCACTAGCTACATAATATTCACAAAAAGCCTTTTGCCTTGCATTTAACTTCAATGCTACTTCACCTCCAATTTATAATAAAAAAAAGAGAACCTTTTAAGTTCTCTTGGTTATATTTGAAATATTAAATCTTTTTATTAATTACTAATTCTATAAAAAAATTTATATTTTCTATATGTTCAAATAAATTGTTGAAAGTTCCATTTAATTGAGCTTCTGTTATTGCATTTTTTGGGTATCCATATTCTTTACTTGCAGTAAAATATACTTTATTTTCTTTCAAAGTATATTTAAATTCAGGATATTTTTTTTCCATAGGTTTTATATTATATAATAATAGCTCATAACTTCCTTCTAATTCACACACTAAAGTCCAGTCATCTTGTGCATATTTATTTGTAACATTTATTTTTTTTAGTTTATTTTCCTCTAATAATTTTTTAGAAAGTTCTATTAGTTGAAACTCTGAAAAATTAATAGATTTTATCTTTTTTTCCATATTATCCCTCTTTTCATTTTTTTATTTTCTTATATTATATGTCTTATTAAAAAAAATAAAAATATATAATGTAAATTGAAAAGATAAAAAGATTATATAAATAAAAAAACTCTCGTAGAGGACGTATCCTATTCATTTAAGAATCACGAGAGTATTGATATCTGATATGGCAGTGCATATTTGGTTTTCACAAATAAAAGACCTTCGCAGTCTAGTCAGAGTATTAGTCCGATGCACCATATTATTTTGACTTTTTTACAAGAAGTCGTAACTTGTTTGTTTTAAACTTTCGTATATTAACATTATATAATAAAAAAAAGGGAATGAACAGGGAGGAAAACGGTAAAATTTTAAAAATCTTCAAGAATTTCTTTAGGAAATAAATATAATGTTAAACTATCAACTAATCTATTTCTGTGACTTCTATAAGTTTTTTCTGTGATATCCAGTTCTTCACAAATATCTTCAACAGAATAATTTTCAAAATATTTTAATTCTATTATTCTATAATACTTATCTTTTTTTATAAAATCTAAAGCATTTTCAGTCTTTAAAATTCTATTTTCATATATCAATATTTCTTCATTGATCCTATCTTTTATATCCTCTTTCTTTTCTATATCAGGTTTATAGTCGACATAGCCAACAGGTTTAGTAGAATCAACATTTATTCTTTTTACTATGTCTATATGATTTAATTGTTCTCTTAAAGAATCTAACATCTTTTGAAAGTTTTTATAATTTTTCAAAATAACTTCCACTTTTCTATATGGAGGATTTATATTCTTTAAATCTTTGATTTTACTTTCTAACTTGTCATCTATAATTTTACATATTTCTTCTCTATTCACTGCTTAACTCCTTATTTTTAAAATTTAGAATCCTTTCAACATATACTTTTGAATATCCATCAATTAATTTTATTTTTCTCTCAATTTCAGCAACATCATCTTCAAACTGTCTTTTTAATTCTATGAAGTTATTTACAGTTTTGTTTTGAACTTCTAAAGTAGGTATAATTATTAAGATACTTTCAAAATCTAATTTTTTTAATCTTTTAACTTTTTCTCCAGCTGATTTTTTATAAATATAATCTCTAACTGTGTCTTTATAATTTAAGTAAAATGAGATATACCTTAAATCAATAATATCTTTAAAACTATCTTTTAATGTTAGTAATAACACATTTCCATTTATTGCAGCAGGAACATCATTTTGATATAAAATACATCTTCCAATATCCTCATAACCAAAATCTTCTAAGTTTACTAATATTTGTTCTTTTTCTACTTTTGTAGCTTTTTCATAACTTTCATCATCTATTCTATTTATTATCTCTTGAGCAAAGCAATCATACTTTCTTGAAATATCTCCATAAAATATTGCATTCTTTCCATCTGATGTTATATTTTTCTTAGTAAAAATATCTTTTTTACTCATATACTTTATATCAAAAATATCAAATATCCTTACCTCTGCGTAGCCTCGAATAGAGATAATAATTTCAATTGTTTCTCTGATGCAGTCATTGAACTCACGTATTTTCTCTGACATCTTAATTTCCTTTCAAATTCTTTACAAATAGATTTAAGTCTTTTTATATTTCCTAATATATCTATATTAGCATTACATTCTTGAACTAAAAATAGATCCAATTCTAAGTTTTTTTTAACTCCATTTATCCAAAGCTCTGAAGCATGAGTATTTAAAGTATTGATATCAACTTCTTCTACTTCTCTTTCTTCTTGTAATTGTTGCCAAGAATAGTCATCTTCTAAAATCCATTCATCTTCTAAAATTTGTTTATCCAATTTGCAGTCATAAATTTCTCTAAAAACTTTATTATCAGTTTTTTCCTTATCTATAACTATAAATAAAACAGATATACTTGTATCTGTAAAAGCATTATCTATTCTATTTAGCTCAGCTAAATTATTTCCTATAATTTTTCTAAATGTTTCTTCAGTTCTACGATAACCAACCCCAGGAAACAAGATATAAAATCCAAATCTTTTAGTATATTTTAGAGATTTTAAAACAAAAATATCATCTACACAGCCTGACTTCTTCCATTCAAATTCTGATTGAATATTCTTTTGTTCCAGTTCCGATAAATCTTTAAATTTTATTGAGAAAGGAGGATTCATTATCACACAATCCACAATTAGATTTTCTTTTTCATATTTAAAGAAGCTTTTTACTTCTAACTCTGTATTTTTAAAGTTCTGCCTAGCTGAACTAATAGAGTTTTCTTGCACATCTACTCCATACAGCATAGAAGGTTCTACAAATTGTTCTAACTGCCCACTTCCAACTGCTCCATCAAATACAGTTGGATTTTCTATATTTAGATATTGCTTAACTTTTCTGGCTACATATTTTCTTAATTCTATTCCTGTGATATATTCAGCTAGTTTTTTACTTATTTCACGATTATTATGTTCTTTGAAATTCATTATTCCTCTTTCAGTTCTTCAACTTCTACTATTACACCTTTAAAAGCTTTCTGTAATGTCATTATATTACACTGAACATATTTATAACTGTCATTTTGAATAACTCCACACTTTACTAACCCATCTTCTATTAGTTTGAATAAATATCCATGATTAGAAACATCCAAGCCACTATTAAAAGCCATTTTAATTAGTACTGGTTTCTCAAAAGGTTTTCTTATTCCTGTAACACTTCTAACAAGTTGTCTTATATATTCCTTATCCTTAGCTCTTACTGACCAATGAACTCCAGCATATATTTTATTCAAACTCCATTTCTTACTGTCTATTTCTAATGGTATTTTAAATATACTTTTCATTTAATAATTCACCCTTTAAAATAATATTATTCCTAATTCAACTATTGCTATCACAACTATTGCTGTCAAATAAAATCTATTCAAAACTAAATCTACTTTAGCTATTGTCAATTCCTTATCTTTGATAAATATTTTTTTATTTAGTTCATAGTATTCATTTCCAAGTTTAGTTATATAACTTTTATAGTATTTATTTTGTTTTCTTAATAATTTTATTTCTCTTTTTTTATTTTTACTCATAATGGTTTAATTCACCTCAGTCATAGAATACTCTATAATTTCTAAAGTCTTTCCAGCTTCTCTATAATTTTCTCTCATACTTTTACAGAATTCTATTTGTTTTTCTTCCATTTCTTCATCTGTCATATGTTTTTCTCTAAAAATACGATTATTTATAATTCTAATTTTATTTTCATCTTTTACTTGAAGTTTTAATAAATATTCAATCATTTTAATCTACCTCTACAAATTTATAACTGTTATTTTCTTCGTTGCCTTTAAATAATTCATCAAAAAAACTTATTCCATTAGCATAAATAGATTTTATCAATCTTTTATTATTTGTTTTTTCTTCTCTCACAAGTTGCCCGTCTTTAATGTAAACATACATTTTTAAATTAAAGTTTCTTGCAATCTTTTTTCCTTGTAAAATTAATTCTCTAGCTTCTTTATAATTCAACTCTTTCATTAATTCCATTCCTTTCCTATGCGAGTGATATTCTTTTGCCACTTCTTCCAATAACTTTCAAGAATATCCTCTTTTGTATATCCAAGTTTTTGGCATATTTCAATCAAAGAATCAGATACTGTAAGCAAATGATTTTTTGAAACTGCTTCAATTAGATATAGAACTGGAATATGTCCTTCAACTATATACTTTTGTTTCCACTCATTAAAATCTAAGTCTATCAGATAAGCTATTTTGGTAAACTCAGCTAAATTGGTGTCACAGTAATTAATCATTTGAGCAAAGAAGAAAAATATATCTGTTAATTCTTCTAACTCTTTAGCTTTATCATATTCTTTAGTTTTCCAAGTTTTATGACTAAACTTAGTTTCTTCGTTGAATTCTACACATTCAGCGATAAAACTCATTGTTATATCTTCAAGTGTTCTTTCTCTTGAACTGTGTATATTTTTATCTAAATATTGTTGCAGCATTAAGATTTCTCCAAATGTCTCAGGCTTTTTAAATTCCATTATCTCACTTCCTCATATAATTCTTTAAATTCATCTTCATCAAAAACTCTATATTCAGAATATTCATCTTTTACTACATACTTTCCAAAATACACTTCTTCAGTAGCTTCTCCATATTTGTCATAAGTTTCAAAAAAAACATATCCATCTTCTAAAACTCTTTTTATTGCTGTTTCTTCATCTTCGGCCCAAGGACAATAATACCTGGATACACTCAAAAATTTTATTACTTCAATTATATTGTCTTTTGTTAATTGTATTGCTTCTACTTCAACAGGCTTTTTAACATATTTTTTCATCATTTATCTCCTACAATTTCTCTTGATCTTACTTTTTTCCAGAAGCTTTTCCATTCTTCACTATCAATAACCTTTTGAGCATCTTCTTTTCTCTCAAAATAGTTACCAATTTCATAGTTCTTATAATCTCTATCACTTCTCATATCACAAGTTTTTTCTACTTCTCCACAAGAGATAAAGAAATATATTCCATGCAGTTTAGCTCTCCATCTATCTTTCATCTTTATCAATTCTCCATTCTTCATTTGTTAAGGAATTATCAACTATTTCTATTTCTAAAGTATTATCTTTTAAATAGTATAATAAATTAAAGTTACCTTTATTAGGAACATAAACAAATGGAGAAAAATTTTCTTCATCCATATGAGCAACTCCATATTCTATTTTTTTTAATTCTCCTGTTCCCCATTCTTTCCATTGGCACTTTAAAATATCTCCTTCATAAACTTCTTTATTGTTTTTATCAACACAGAATAAGAATTGTAGTAGATGATAATCTTCTCTTTGCTTAATCTCAATAGCATCATTTTGAAAATCTATTAATCCTGAATACAGTTCTAAAACTTTATTTTTATTAAAAGTTTCTGAATTTACTATAAATCTTTTATTTTTGTTATCCCATATTCTGAATTTAATTTTAGACTTATTCTCGCTTATCCACACCTCTTTCATTATTCCAACTCCTTTAATTTTTGTTTATTATCAAGTGCAGGTGCCATACTCATAAATCCAATCTTATTTATATTTTTAGTTCCATTTTGCATATCATAGAACCCAATATAATAATCACTTACTTGATATTTATTTCTAGCATATGCCTTGTAGATTTTTCCAAATTCAAAAGTTAAAAACTTCTCAAGTTCATCACTATTCATTGCACATAGCTTTTGCCAACCATCAAGAGCATCAATAACTGCATGAATTGACTTATCTTCAAATTCTACTGATCCATAGCTTCCATATCTGACAATAGCATTTTTTAGCATTCTTTTTGCTATAACAATTCTGTCATCTAATTCATTTTCTGTAGTTCCAGAAGCATATTGAAGTATTTCTGCTATCTGTGGGAAATTCTTATATACTCTGTTTTTTACCATTGATATAAAAGCTCCATTTAATTGCTCAACAGTTAAACTTGAAAGTGCTAAATAATATATATTTAATTTTTCTTTAGTCATTTCACTTGTAGGAAAATAGTCTAAAAATGGTTGAAATACTGTATTAAATTCTTGGTTAGTCATTATAATCCATACCTCGCTTTCATTTGTTCCATATAATTATCATCAACTTTTAAATGACTTGTGTCCTTGCTTTCAGCAATTTTACTTTCACTGTTATTATTAAAAGCTTTAGATTTTTTGTGTTTCTCTATCCATTCAGGCTCTAGCCCAGTCCATTCTTTTTCCATGGCAATATTAATAGCTTCATCTAAAGCAAACCAATTAGGAAAATCTTTAACTATTTTTTTGATAGGCAGTACAGTCTTTATTGACTTTTTAATATTCTTACGATACTCAATGTATTTAAAAAGAAGCTCTTTGTATTCATTATCTTCACTAAGATTATTTATAAATTCCTGGATCTCATTTTTTGATTTTTCTTTTTTATTTTTTTCTTTATTATTTTTACTTATATCTTTTTGTATATTAGTATCTTTATATGTCGGATTTTTTTCCGAGTTATTTTCGGATTTTTTTCCGAATTCGCTCGGATTTTTTTCCGAGTTATTTTCAAAATTCGGAGATTTTTCCGAACTGCTTTCAATAAAATTCCAACTTTTACCTTTTTCTGTTAATCTTATTAGATCCATTCCTTTATGTTTTATATATTCAATTATTCCTTTTTCTGCTAATACTTTTAAATTTCTATATACAGTATCAGCTTTTTCAAAAAACATAGGTAATTCTTTTAAGATTAAGTTTCTTGATACAAAATAATAAGTCTTATCATCAATTATTTCTTCATTAGCCCAAGCATTAGCTTCATATAAAAGAGCAATTAATACACCTTGAGTTGCATTTAACTCCCATTCCATACATTTTTGGTTATTCAGTGTTGTTGAAAATCTCATTTTAACCTCCTGCAGTTTTTGGAGAACCTTGGCTGTTCTCTCTTTATTAATTCAATTAGTAGAGCTTGGACATAAGAACCTGCCAAGGTGATGAACAAGCCCTACCAATTCAATCAACAAAGTTTTATATCCTACATCTTTATCAGCTGACAGTTATCCACAGATTAGGTCTTGCCTTTTCTGTGTTAGATAAAGATGTAAGATAGTTGGCTTTTTTACATCATAAAAAGCTGCACACAACCAAAACATATAGTTATAACATTTATCGAACTTATAACTGCACGGATAGAACTTAATTCGAGTTATGATAACTCTATAACTTTATCTATCGAAGTTACACCCTAGAATGTTTGTAAGATTAGTTCTTACGCAGATAGCTATAAGGAAGGAACTCACCTTTTGAGGGGAGCAGTGAGCAAGGATCTTATAGCTATTTGTCTAAGGACTGGCCTTAGAGTTTTAATATTTTTTTTATTTTTTCTTTAACTTTTATACCTTGTCTATTTCCTTTAATAACATCAGAACAATAAGCTACAGATATTCCTATTTCTTTTGCTAGTGATGTTATTGTTTTTCCTTGTTTTCTCAACTCTTTTTTTACTTTCATTTCAAAATTAATTTTTTCCATTTTGCTTTTTCTCCTTTCTATAAGCTGAAATTTATGCTAAAATAATAATAGCCTTATGGCATAATTTGGAGGTGGTGCTGATGTTAAAAGCCCTTTTAAATTTGCCAGTTCTTTTTGCATAAATTAGTACGTGAACAAGCCACGAAAAATAAGGAAGCTGCTCTTTTATGTTCTATCAGCTATTGGCTTTAAACTTGCAGAACTAAAACTGCATAAGTGATAGGATACCCTATAGAAAGAGAAAGGCTGTTTTTTTCTAAGGTTTTTTAAATCTCCCTTATAATTAATTTTTGAGAGAAATTTTGAGAGTTAATTTAAGGAAAAAGATTAAAAAACTTTTGCAAGGTATAAAAAGTTAAAAAATTTAGACATTAAAGATTAAAGAACAGCCCTTTAATCTTTTTTGTTTTAATCTTACTTATACGATTTAATCGGAATTATAAATTAAAAAAAATAATAGGTAACCCTAATGCTTCTTGCAATTTCAAGAGACTTTGTAATCTTGGAAATTTTCCATCTTTTAATTTTAAAAGAATTTCTGAAACTGCTTGTTTTCTATGTCCCATTTTATTTGCAACTTCATATCTATTCAAATTATTTTCTCTTAAGAATAAATCAATTTTTGAATATAATTTTTGAGCAATTTCTTTTTCTTTTTGCTTTACCATAAAAATCACCTCTCCTTATTGTATCCGTTTTAATAGGAAATGTCAAGAGTATAAAACGTAAAAAGTCAAGAGAAATAAAAAACCACTAATTAAAGTGGTTTTTGCTTATTTATAAAGTCTACATACTTAATTTAAATATTCATGTAAGAATAATTGATAAATACTCTCTATAAACTCTTCAACTTTTTTAAAATTATTTTTAGATAAATTAGAATAATCTAATTTAACAATATAATCATCTAATACAGAGAGTTCATCTTTAGCTTTCTTATAAAATTTTTTATTTATAAATTTATATGTATCTAATTTTTGTTTACATTCTATTATAAAATTATCTATATTATCAAAATCTGAACTATCCCAGGTATTTATATTAGTAAAAAGAGTTGAATATTTTTCAAATAATAACTTAAAGAAAATAGAATTAAAAATATCTGCCTTAAGATTCACCTTATTAAGCTTAGATGTTACCATAAAAGTATAAATTGAAAATCCTACAGAAAGTACTAGTGATATTAAAGACAAGATATCCGATGGTTCCTTTAAAAATTCTTTTATTTCATCTCCCATTTAAATCACCGCATAGAATTTATCAACAACTCTTTTTTTACCTTGTATTTCTATTTTTTCTATAGCTTTATCTCTTCCATATTTTTCAAAAAGTTCTTTTGTAAAACCTTGAACAAAAGAAATTGCAACCCTTTCAATTTGTTCTGGAAAAATAATAACATTTTCTTTGTTGATATCAAAAAAATTTTTTACTTGTTCTTTATAAATTTCTTCTCCAAAAGGGAATCCCGCTAGTCCTGTTAAAGTATTATCATTAAAATTTAAATTTACTATATTCTTCATATTATCTCCTTTAGATTGCTTCTATAACAAAATCAAAATTATATAAAGTTCCATTCAAGAAAAAAGGCATTTTTGATACACAATTTTTATCTGGTCGAGCACTTAAATAATCTTGTTCTTTATTGAAACCAACATGTTTTAAAGAATTCTCGTGTAAAAACTCTTGTTTAAATACAATTATATTATTTCCACTAAAAACATAACAGTAATGGAGTTCTGATGAAGCTATTAAGAATTTTAATAGTGTAGTTAATCCTGTTCCGCCGTTATTATATATAATTTCTTTTCTGCCTGAAAATCTCCATTGAAAAGTAGATATATTAAAAAAATCATCTTCAGTATAAGTTTCATCAAAAAAATTTTTATGATTATTATATGCCATTTTTAAATCTTTTAAAAAACCTCTTTCAGTTTCAGATGTTTTAATTTTTTCTCTAATTCCATTTCCTAATAAAATATTAGAAAAATTAGCAACAATAACAGAAACATTATAAAATTCTTTATTTGTATTTTTTTCAACTATTGGATCCACTGTTAAATCTAATAAGCAATCAACCCCAGCATGTTCATTAGCATTTCCTACTAATTCAACTAGAGTTTCTATAAATTGCTCTTTAAAAGAATCATTTATAGAAAAATCTTTTAAAAATAAAGCTAAATCCGTATAAAGAGCTGACACATTTTTTTTATTTTCTTTGCTATATCTTACTATTTTTCTAAAATTTGTCAATGATATATTAAATTTTTCATAGTCTTGTATAAATTCTTCTCTTAAAATATACAAATTTTTCTTTCCATGTAAAAATCTTGCATTCAAATCATTATCTAAAAAAATTTTTAAATTTTTAAATTTAAATTTTATTTTTTTAAATTTAGACTCTTTACAAAAGTAATAAAATAATGTTTCAAATAAAAAAAATACACCTGCTTCTCTAAACTCCAAATCATCACTTGATATTATAATTATATTTTCTGTATTTTCACTATATTTATTTAAGTAACTTCTTATTTTTCTTGATAATTTGAAAAGAGAAGAAAAATCAAATATCTTATCTTTTATTTTTATATTTAATTTATTATTAATAATTTTTAAATTTACATTTACATTTTCATTATCAACAGTTTCAAAAGATAAAAAGTTTTCACATCCTATCAAGGTAGAACCTCCATTTAAAATTTTAATCAGTTATCAAAGATTTTATAGTTTAGGAAAATTATTTTCTAAAAAATAACTATAGTAAACTTCTCTGTTATCTTCAAATATTAACCAACTAGCAAATTCATTAGCTTCATCTTCAATTTTACTTTTTCTTATTAATTTAGTATTATCTAACATAAATTGAAAATCACTAGAAGAGTGAAAAAGAGCATGTCCAAGTTCGTGAGCACAAACTAATTTTTGTTCAAATTCACTCAACTCACTATTAATAAATATGTATTTTCTTCTTAACATTTTCTTAAAAAATCCTCTTACTTCTCCTAGATCCTGGTATATTATTTCAATATTTAATGCTCTAGCTAGTTTAAAAGGGTTTCTAGTTCTATGCCTTGCAATTAAATTTAATACCCTCAGTTTTACATTCAATTTAATCACCAGCCTTATCATTTCTTTTTCTTATTTTTCTGTTTTGCATCAAAAAAAGCATCCTGGATTGCCATTAAAACTTTTTCTTTATCTTCTTGAGATATGCTTTCATCATTGAACATTAAAGCAGATTGCTCAACAATATTTTCGAATTGTTTTCTTCCTCTACCATCTAAATTTTTATATAGTGGATTTTGGAGGATCTTAACTCCTATATCTTTAGGAACAAAACTTGAAAATAATTCTCCACGTTCTTCTTCTGTTAATTTTAAAGCCTTAGATATTTTTTCTAATGTTTTGATAGTAGATTTATTTTTCCCAGTTTCAATATCTCCTACTGTTCCTTTTCCTACTCCAGCAAGTTCAGCAAGTTGAACTATAGTTAAATTCCTACTTTCACGCAACTTCTTTAAAACTATTGCAGTACTTTCCATAAAGATACCTCCTATTCTTAGTATTTTTTAATATTATAAACTATTTCCGATTAAAATAGAAATTTTTTCTTGACATATCCGATTAATTAGGATATAATAAAAGCAAGATAAGAAGAAATAGGATTTTCAAATTTTTTTAAATAAAATATCCGATTAAAACGGAATAAAAGGAGAAAAGTATGAAATTATCAGAAGCATTAAAAAAACTAGGTCATGAACCATTTAACCTAAACTATAACTTTAATTCTCAATACTGGGAATTAGTTATATTTACTCAAGACTATGATATAAAAGCTGAATACAAAGGAAAATTCTTAGCTGATGTATTAAAAGAACATTTTAAAGAAAAAATAGATTTAAAAGCTTCTTTAGAAGCATATTACCAAGATGGATATAGAAATTTAAGCTTAAATTATGATAATACAGACTATTCTGATAATTTCATAACATTGAGTTTAAATGATAGATATGAAGATCAGCACGAAAGAACTTTTATTTTAAAAGATATAAATGATTTAGTGAATAAACTAGAAAATTTAAATAGCTTATTTACAGATTATGAAGTTGAATTAACTGAAATATTTAAGGAGGCTAGAGTGTATGGCTTATATAGATAAAACTATAGGTGAAACATTAATAAAAAGAATGTATAAATCAGTTAGGGAATCGATTAAGCTTCTAGATAAATTAATAGAAGAAAATGAAAAGAGAGGACTAAAAACCTTTTCTTTAAAAGGTAATAAAGTTGGAAAAATAGAGTTACTAAAAAAAATGATTATTGAAATTAGAGAGTTGGAGGACGAATAAATGAATTGTAAGATTTTTAGAAAATACTGGCAAAGAAAAGAATTACAAGGACTTGAACAAACAAGACTTTTTAAAATAATAGAACTACTTGAAATATGGGAGGGGAATGTAAATGATTGAATACATGGAAGCATCTTTTATGGATGTAGTTAAGTACAAAGTTAAATGGCTGTTTAATATACTTTATCAATTTTATAACAAGTATATTGAACTATATGATTTTTCAGATGATTTATTTTAGGAGGATATAAAAATGAATTTAAACTTTAGAAATTTAAAAGCAAGTGAAATAGATGTAAAACCACAAACAGTAAAAGATAATGGATTTAGTTTATTGTTATATAAAAATGCAAGAGTTGATATGGATGTACTAGATGAAACAGTAGGTGCTATGAATTGGCAAAGAAAACATAGCAGAGAAAATGCAAATTGTATTGTATCTATTTATGATGAAGATAAAAAAATATGGGTAGAAAAAGAAGATACAGGAACTGAAAGTTTTACAGAAAAGGAAAAAGGACTTGCCTCAGATAGTTTTAAAAGAGCTTGTTTTAACTGGGGAATAGGTAGAGAACTTTATACATCACCATTTATTTGGATAAGTGATAGTAAATATATAAAAAAAAATAAAGAAGGAAAATTAACATTAACAGATAAATTTTCAGTTAAAGAAATAACTGTTGTAGATAAAGTTATAACTGAACTTGAAATTATAGATAGTAAAGGAGTTGTAGTTTTTTCTTCTAAAGTAAAAAAAGCTAAAAAAGATGATTCTGAAAGAAAAAAGAAAGCTATTGAAGAAATAACTAAACTTGCTAATACAGAAGATCTATATAATGAAGTTTTAGATATTACAGCTAAATTTAATAAGAATAGTTTATTAGATTGTGATTTAGAAGAACTTAAAAAAATATATACAGAATTAAAAAAGAAAATAAAGGAGTAAAGATATGAATTTAGTTATTTTAAAAGGTAGATTAGCAAGAGATATTAATTTACATTTTAGCAACCAAGGAACAGCTTATACAAATTTTACTGTCGCAGTCAACAGATATAATAAAGATAATAATGCTAGTGCAGATTTTATATACTGCACAGCATTTGGAAAGACAGCACAATTTATAGCTGAATACTTTAGAAAAGGACAAGAGATTTTGTTAAGAGGGAATATAAAAACAGAAACTTTAGAAAAAGAAGGCTCTAAAGTTTATAAACAAAGTGTATTTGTGGAAACAGTTGAATTCGTAGGAAGTAAAAAAGAAAATGTAGAAACTAAGGAAGAAACACAAGATTATGAGGAATTTCCTTGGTAAATGAGATAGGAGCAAATAAAAATGAATAAGTTTGGATACAGCAGGGATACTCAAAAACTAATATATGCAATATTTGGAGAAATATCTAATTTCTTTACAGGACAAGAAGCAGGAAGCATTCCATATAAATTAGATTTAGAGAAAACTAAAAGACAAATAAAAGAAAGATTTTTGGAAGAATATGATTTAAAACCTTTAAAATCTCCACTTACAGATTTTTCTAATTTTCTAAAAGAAAATAAATATAAAACTATAAAAGAAGCTGAAACAGAATTAAAAAATATCTTTGTAAATTCTCTACAAAGTTCATTGATAGAGAACAAAACTTTTAGTTTAGCTTTACCCTGCTTATCTCAACACCAAGCAAACGATTTTGTAAGTTGGTTGATAGAAATATGTATTCATTATGGAGTACCTTTAAAAACAGATATTAGAGATACAATGGCAGATAATTATGAAAAGGCTTTTAACTATGTATGTCTTAAAAATAAAGTTTGTGCTATCTGTGGTAAACCTGGAGAACTTGAACATTATGATAATGTTGCAAGGATAGGAGGCTATAAGTTTGATGATGGGAGAGAACTTAGATATATGTGCTTGTGCAGAGACCATCACACTGAAAGTCATACAATAGGAAAAATAGAATTTAGTAAGAAATATCATATTGCTGGAATATTTTTAAGTGATAGACAAATAAAAGAACTAAAGAAAGTGTATACTAATCACTTTCAAGCTTTTAAAGAATAGTCACAAAATAAGAAAAATACGACTGTTTCAATTTTGGAAACAGTCGTAAAAATCTAAAGTTGGAGGAAATGAATAATGAAAGTTAATCAATTTTATGATAATGTTGATTGTCCTCGTGAATTTGTTTGTGCTTATTGTGGAGTACATGTCTATGTTACTGATATAAAAGATAAAAGAGTTAAGTATTGCTCAGCCGTATGTGAGAAGCAATACTGGAGAGAAAAGTCTAAGCAAAATGCGGCTTACAAAAAAAGAAGTCGCGAAAAAGTCCTTGGACTTAGAAATTATAGTGCTAAAGATATGGCAATTAAGTTATATAGAGAGAAAAAAGAATCAGAAGAAATGGACTGGAAAGAAAGAGGTAAAAATGAGTAATGGCTAAAAAAAAATCTAAGACATATGAAATGTATGATGAAATTTCAAATTATATAAAAAGTCAGTGTAACGACAACTTCCATTTAAAAACTTCTTTAAAAGAAATTTTAGATAAAGTTTTAGAAACAGAAAAAAAGTTTTTTAAAAAAAAGAGATATGATGTTACACATGAAAATATAATAGAAATCATTTGTTACGAAATGGTTTTGAAAGCTAATAAAACAAGACTAAGTTCTTTAAATTATTGGGATTTAATAGAAATAATAAAAAAATGGTTTTTTAAAGCCAAAATAGAGTTAGTTTCAACAGCTGATGCATGGCATACAGATTATATGTCTCATATCAAAGAAGTTTATTTAAAAGCTATACCTGGATTAAAAGAATTTGATAATCTTATAAAAACTTATATAGAACTTTCAAAAATGATGAATTCTGGAATAGATGTTAGTAAATTTCTAGAAGATACAAAAAATCAACTATCTTCATATCCAAAAGATTTTTACTTAAAATCACCATATTTTTGTGAGTTACTAACAGAAATTATAATCAATGCTGAAGAAATGAAAAATGGAAAAAATGGAGGAAAGAATGAATACTTTAAATGATTTAAATGTGAAATTATTTGAACAAATGGAAAAATTAAGTAAAGAAGATATCACACATGAAGAACTAGAAAAAGAAATAACGAGAAGCGAATCTATGATTAAAATAGCTAATGTAATCATAAGTAATGGTGATTTAGCTTTGAGAGCAGCAAAATTTAAAGACGACATGCTTAATGCTGATAATAAACTACCTAAAATGCTGGAGGGATAAATTGAATGATACTAGATTTAAAAAAGGATTTACTCCTTGGAACAAAGGAATGAAAACAGGCTTGAAGCCTACAAATGGATTTAAAAAAGGGAATAGAACTTGGGATACAAGGGAATTATACTCTGAAAGATTAGATAAAGAGGGGTATACAATAATTAAAATAGCTGAACCAAATAAATGGATGAGAAAGCATAGATGGATATATGAGCAGAAAAATGGAAAAATTCCAAAAGATTTTACAATAATTTTTGCTGATGGAAATAAAGAAAATTTCGATATAGAAAATTTAATTTTAGTTTCAAGAGCAGAACTTGCTATCTTAGTTAGATGCAGATTAATTAGTTCAATTCCTGAATTAACTAAATCGGGAGTAGCTGTAGCTAAGTTAAAAGCAAAACTAAATGAATTAAGAAAGGAAAAAACAGATGGAAAATAAAAAAATAGATAATATAAATAATGCTAAGCATTATCAGATTTGTGGATTTAATAGTATAAAGATAATTGAAAAGATATTAGGCAAAGAGGGCTTTGTAGCTTTCTGCTTAGGGAATATTTTAAAGTATCTTATAAGAGCAGAAAAGAAAAATAAATTAGAGGACTATAAGAAAGCAGCTAAGTATTTAGAATGGGTTATAGAAAGAGATAATGAAATCAAGCATCATATAAATATAAAACAAATGGAACAAGATCTAGGAATTACATGGAATAAAATTATAACAGAGATTGCTAAAGATTTAAATGTAGATGATGCTGTTGAGTTAGATGCTATTTTTAGAAATATTTTTGATGAAAATTATGAAATAGCAAGAGAAATTTTAGATGACTTTATAAAAGAATATGGAGTTGATTCTAATGACTGAAGAAGATAGAAAATTCTATAAGTGGGCTTTAGAAAAAGTATTAAATTTTGAAGCTAATGATTTAAAATTACAAGAATTTAATAGATTTAAGATTTTACTTAAAAAGAACGATACATTTGTCTTTAAGAAAGTGAGAGGTGCAATATGATAAAGGCTAAACCTCGTAAGAAAAATATTGTAAAAGTTAATGAGAAGCAAGAAATTAAAATTACTAGGCAACCAACCGAAGAGCAACTAGAAGAGTCTAAACTTGCTTATACATTGTTAAATATTTCTTTAATTTGTAAAAATCATAAAGACATATGGGATAAGGAACTTAGAGAAAAGGATGGAATTATACCATTTAAAAGCTATATGGAAATATGTAAGAGTAGAGTTTTAGCTGATAGATTATTTAGTGAAAATTTTGAAACAGAAAAAGAGGCAGAAGATGTTAGGGAAAATTTTTTTTACAATAATCTTTTAATAAAATCTATTGAAAAATCTATTGCTGGATGTGGAGAGAAACCACTTACAACTATAGATGATAAAATTCAAAGACTTCCAGATGGTTTTATTGGAACATTAAGTTCATGGGCTAGGATGATAAAAGATTTATTTAGGTTAAAAAAGACAGTTAAGATTTTAAATATAGAAAAAGAAGTGAATAGACTTATAGATATGTCTAATAAATATTTTTATTGGGTACATAGTGAAATAACTTTTAATGAACTTTTATAATAAAAGGAGTTGGTAAAAATGAATGAGATTGTAACGATAAATAATGTAAGAGGATATATAGATGAAAAAGGTACTGCTTGGCTAAATCTTGAAGATGTTGCAAGAGGTTTAGGATTTACTCAAATTAAGAATAAAAAGGAATATATAAGATGGGAAACAGTAATTTCCTATTGCAATGAGTTTTCCCAACGAGTTGGGAAAGAAAGTTTTATTCCTGAAAATGTTTTTTATAAACTTTGTATGAAGGCAAATAATGAAGTAGCAAGAACATTTCAAGATTTAGTTTGTGATGAAATATTACCTAGCATCAGAAAAAATGGTGGATATATAATTACTCAAGAAAATGATACTCCAGAAATGATAATGGCTAGAGCAGTTTTAGTAGCTGAAAAAACAATCAATGAACAAAAAGAAAAAATTAAAATTTTAGCAGAAGAAAATAAAACTCAAAAACAAATAATAACTGAGTTAAAGCCAGCAAAAGAATATGTTGATACTATTCTTTCAAGTAAAGATACATTAACAATAACACAAATTGCAGCAGACTACAACTTATCTGGGCTTAGACTAAATAAAATATTACATGATGAAAGATTTATAAGAAATGTTAATGGTCAATGGCTTCTATACTCTGAGCATATGAATAAAGGCTATACTAAATCAGAAACAACTCCAATCAAGACTAAAGATGGAAGAGATAAAACAGTTATTCTAACAAAATGGACTCAAAAAGGTAGATTAAAAATTCACAATATTTTAACTAATCTAGGATTTTTAGCTAATATGGACAAAGAAAAGAAAATTTCTTGAAGGAGGAAATATGGAACAAAAAAGAGATGATATAATAAAAAATACAGTAGTTGAACAAATTGAAGAACTTTATAAAAAATTAATTTTAAGAAAAAAGGCTTCATAAATGGAAAAAGTAGCTATTTATATAAGAGTTTCTAAAAAAGAACAAAGTAAGGATAATGGGAGTGAAAGCTCCCTTAACATCCAGTTAAAAAAATGTTTGGACTACTGTAAAGAAAAAAATTATGAAGTTTTAAAAGTTTATCAAGATATTGAAAGTGGAAGAATAGATGACAGAAAAGAATTTAATGAACTATTTGAAGCTATTAGTAAAAAGATCTATACTAAAATAGTTTTTTGGGAAGTTTCAAGAATAGCTAGAAAAATATCTACTGGAATGAAATTTTTTGAAGAACTAGAATCATATAAAATTACTTTTGATAGTATATCTCAACCATATTTAAAAGACTTTATGACTCTCTCTATATTCTTAGCTTGGGGAGCTGAAGATATAAAACAAATGTCTTTGAGAATAAGAAGCAATTTAGAAGAAAAAACAAAAGCAGGATACTTTGTTCATGGTAATCCAGCAACTGGATACATGAGAGGGGAAAATAAAATGATTGTTCCTGATCCTGAGAAAGCTCCTTTTATTCTTAAGATTTTTGAAACATACGCAGAGACTCATAACTTGTCTGAAGTTGGTAGAAGATTTAAGAAAACAAGATCAGATATAGTGGAAATAATTGATAATAAAATTTATATTGGTTTTGTTCCTTTTAGAAGATATGTTAAAGAGTTGAATGAGAAAAAGAGAAAAGAAAGCAGGAAAAATATAAAATGGTATAAGGGACTTCATGAACCTATTATCCCTTTAGAATTATTTGAATTTTGTCAGTCTCTAAGAGAAAAAAATATGAAAGTTAGAGCTTCTTTTGGAAATGCAAAACCATATTTATTATATTCTTCTCTTATATACTGTAAATGTGGTTGTAAAATGTATCAACAAAAAAGAAAAAAGAGCTATGAGACTAAAAATGGAAAAGTAACTCGTACTTACTATTCGTATACTTGTGTTAATAGAAAATGTAGAAAAGTTTTCTCAGCAAAAACAATGGATAAAGCAATAAAGGATCTTATTTTAAATTCAAAAGAACTTGAAGAACTAAATCAATATAGCTCTAAAGATAAAAAGAATGAGGAAAAGAAGTTTTTAAAATTAAAAAATGACTTGAAACTACTTGAGAACGAAAAAGAAAGAGTAATAAATTTATTTCAAAAAGGATATATAAATGAAGAAGAACTTGATAATAAATTTAAGGATATCAATCATGATTTAAAGATAACTAAGGAAAAAGTTTCTGAATTTGAAAAAATCTTAAATATTTCAACTCCAAAAGATATAAAAATTTTAGAAAAACTTAAATTCATAATAGAAAACTATGATGAAGAAGATATTATTGAAACAAAAAAGATTTTAAAAATATTGATAAAAGAAATAAGAATAATTTCGTTTAAACCTTTGAAACTTTCTATTTTATTTTATTGAAAAGCAACTTTATATAAGTTGCTTTTTTTTACTGGTGTGATATACTTAAAAAAAAGGAGTGATGTGAATGG